ACATTTAGTATCTTTAAAACAAAATCGATATTACATGGATTAAGTCAAGTAAGAGATAGAACATTTTATTTCTTTTGGAAAGGAGACGAAGTACCACTATTTGAATACGTATTAGAAAGACCAACAATGATAGCTGACGATATAAGAGCTGTTGAAAGAAAAGAAGATGACCCAATGAGTCAAATATTAACTAACGAAAAAACTCCATCAGAAGAACCATATTACAGATATGTGCTTGAAGTATTAGAGGGCGGTATTACTCATAGTGAGTTTCAAGACAAGATTGAAAAAACAACTAACCCTATGGATTACATAGAAGAAAGAACAACTTATAGAGAAGTTGCTAAATGGATGCGTGAAAATGGATACGATAATGTTGCAAAGAAATGTGATAGACAATATCATAAGCTAAAAGCTGGTGGCAATATAATGAGAAAGACAACTGAAATACCTAAAGATAAAATAGGAGCTTTTGTAGGTCATATGCCAACTCAATTAACTCATCCTGATGAAGATAGATATTTAACAGTACGTGAAGCTTTATCTCTTATGAAACTACCAGAAGATTTTATACTACTTAATCCTAAAAGGTCATTAAATCATATTTGCCAAAATGTGCCAGTGACGACAGCAGAACATGCTGCAAGAATGGTTCAAAGATATTTAAACAATCAGCTAGAAATGGTTGATACTAAATTCCTAGTACAGGATAACAAAAAAAGAACATACAAATATGAAAAAAACAGTTTACAACTCACTGATTTTATGGTATAATAGTACTATAGAAATTAATAAAGGAGACCTATGCCAAGTATAGATTTAACACCTAGGAAGAATCGTAATCCTAAGGACAAAAGACCACCAAAAGAAATGCCTTTTGATATTGGTCTAAGAAGATTCAAAAAAGCCTGTGATAATGCAGGTATCGTACAAGAGGTACGCAAAAGAGAATTCTATGAAAAACCTGCAGCCAAAAGAAAAAGAAAAATGGCTGAAGCTGTTTCAAGAAGTCGTAAACAACAAAGAATGCTAGACGCGTTCACAAGGCCATCAAAGGCCAGGAGAAGATAATATGTCTATAATGGATAAATTAAAAAAGAATAGTAAAATCAAAGATACATCTATTCTATCTAAATCAGTTTTATTTGCTGAAAAAGATATAACTGTCACTGATGTTCCAATGGTCAACGTTGCGCTATCAGGTGATATTGATGGAGGATTAACTTCAGGACTTACAGTTCTTGCTGGCCCTTCAAAACATTTCAAAACTTCATTTGCTTTATTGATGGGTGCAGCCTATCTTAAACAACATGAAGATGCAGTAATGCTATTTTATGATTCAGAGTTTGGTTCACCCCAATCTTATTTCGAATCATTTGGTATTGACGCATCAAGAGTATTACATACTCCAATGCAAAATGTTGAACAGCTTAAGTTTGATTTAGTAGGACAACTTGAAAATATCGAAAGAGGAGATAAAGTAATTATAGTTATCGATTCAATTGGTAACCTTGCATCTAAGAAAGAACTAGAGGATGCACTCAATGAAAAATCAGTCGCTGATATGTCAAGAGCTAAAGCATTAAAGGGATTATTCAGAATGATTACTCCTTATCTAACCATGAAGAATGTTCCTTTACTTGCTGTTAATCATACGTATCAAGAAATTGGATTGTTTCCTAAAGCAGTTGTTTCAGGTGGTACAGGTATCTATTACTCATCAGACAATATATGGATTATTGGAAGACGTCAAGAGAAAAAAGGTACAGAAATACAAGGGTATCATTTTGTAATCAATGTAGAGAAATCAAGGTTTGTAAAAGAAAAATCTAAAGTACCAATCTCAGTAACATGGGAAGGCGGCATTGCTCAATACTCAGGATTACTTGATGTTGCAATGGCTGGTGGATATGTTGTTAAACCAAACGTTGGTTGGTATGCTCAAGTTGATATGAAGACAGGAGAAATACTAGAACCTAAAGTAAGAGAAAAAGATACTCTTAAGAAAAAGTTCTGGGAACCAATCTTTGAAAATACAGACTTTAAAGAATTTGTCAAAACATATTATTCTATTGGACATAGACCAATGGTTGATATTGACCTTGATATTGATACGGAAGAGTAATGTACAACGTAAATCAAAATGACTACTCAATTGTAGAGAATGAAACAAGCGCATTTCAAGGTGTCAAACTTAAGACAGGCACTTGGAAAGATGTTATAGTCATATATGGACAAGTTGGTGTCAAAGAAGATACTGCTTTAGATATGGCAACATTAAGCTTTAACTTTACAGTACAGGACCCAGCAGATTTTAATGTAGATGAACTTGAGAAAGATGAATCATTTAAGAATTACTTAGGTTCAGTACTACAATATATAATAACAGATAGTTTAGAACATGGAGGACATATTGGAGAACCAACTACCGACACACATACTGAATCACCTTCTACATAACGAAGAATTTTGTAGAAGAGTAGTACCTTATTTAAAGAATGAGTATTTTGAAGGTACACACAAGACTGTGTTTGACCTTATAGTCCAATTTGTAAGCAAACATAATAAATTACCAACATCAAAAATCTTAGAGCTTGAGTTAAAGAAAATACAAGCTCCTGAAGATGTATTAAACAATGCTCAAAGATTAGTAAATGAGATTATCGATAAATCTGATATCGATACTGATTACCTAATTACTGAAGCAGAGAAGTGGTGTAAAGAAAGAGCAGTTTATAATGCTATTATGGATTCAATAGGAATCATTGATGGCAAAGATAAAGAAAGAAGTGAAGGTGCTATACCTGAAATACTATCTGAAGCTCTTGGTGTTTCGTTTGACGAGCAAATAGGGCATGATTATATTGATGATAGCGAACAAAGGTTTGATTTTTATAATCGTAAAGAAGATAGAATACCGTTTGACTTAGATTACTTTAATAAAATAACAAAAGGTGGTCTACCTAATAAAACACTTAACATTGCCTTAGCCGGAACAGGCGTAGGTAAGTCATTATTCATGTGTCATTGTGCAGCAGGAGTACTTAATCAAGGAAAGAATGTATTGTACATAACAATGGAAATGGCTGAAGAAAGAATCGCTGAAAGAATTGATGCGAATCTTATGAACCTTCCAATTGAATCTCTCGCATCATTACCTAAAAATGTATTCGATGATAAGATTGGAAAAATTGCAAAATCATCTGTAGGTAAACTTATAGTAAAAGAATATCCTACTGGTTCTGCACACACTGGTCATTTCAGAGCTTTACTTAATGAGCTTAAACTCAAAAAGAACTTTAAGCCTGATATGATATATATTGACTATTTAAATATTTGCGCTTCAAGTCGCATGCGTGGCATGGGCGGAAGTATAAATAGTTATACTTATATTAAAGCTATAGCCGAAGAACTTCGAGGACTAGCTGTGGAATTCAATGTTCCTATAATGTCAGCAACACAGACCACGAGGTCTGGTTTCAGTAATACTGATGTTGGCTTAGAAGATACATCTGAATCGTTTGGTTTACCAGCAACGGCTGATTTAATGTTTGCTCTTATTTCAACAGAGGAACTAGAAGAATTAGGTCAATTGCTAGTAAAACAATTGAAGAATAGATATAACGACCCAACCAAATACAAGAGATTTGTAGTAGGTGTGGATCGTTCCCGCATGAAATTATATGATGTAGAGGAATCGGCCCAATCAGACATTATGACAGAAATGGTGCCAGATAAGCCGATAAATAAGTTTGGTGAACGGGAAAGTAATGACTCGTTTGCTGACTTCAAACTATAGACGGAGAACTATATGAACATGTTAAATACAGCAAAAGCATGGTTAATGGCAAGATGGGCAGAACGTACATCTTGGGATGGCGGACTTATTGTCGGCTTATCATTATCATACCTATTACTAGGTGGCTTAGTTGACTTAGTAGCTTGGGTAGCCCTTGCTTACGGTGTATACACTTTTATAGCAAAAGAAGTATAACACTCC